AATGTATACACGTTTTACTGTAAGGTTACTATCACAATGTATGCTAAGAACGTTTGATCTTAATTCAGAAATAGGACTCTCTACACTTGTTTTGTAAAAAGGAGTATTCATTAAAGTTGTAACTTGATCTGAGTTTACTAATCTGTTATCAACTATTATACCTACTGTACCATTTGTTGGTCTAGTGTTGTTAATTACTTTAGTAGTTTCTTGTGTAACTGTTATACCGTCATGGATTAAACTAGATGTTGCAGTTCCTATAAAAATAAAAGTGCCTTGTTTGTACAAGTTACCGTATCTTTCCCAATACACTTCAATTCCGTCTGCTCTTAATTTGTCTAAGTACCAGTTACGTAAAAACATTACGTCTTCTTTAGTTTGGTATCCTGTGTATTTGTTTGGTATATCTAAAGAAGCCGGTATAGTTAATGTAGTTCCGTTAAATGATAAAGAAGAACTAACATAGTACAAAGGAGTACTTTTACTAGTTTGAGAAAGTTTTAACAATTTTAAAGTTGTTGTAACACTTTCTGTTGTTAAAGGCTCATTACATAATCTAAAAACTTCACTAGCATCTGAAAGCAAATACATATAGTCACATGGTAGAATAGCTTCTACTGTATCTAAAAGTCCTACAGTTGTAGATATTTCTTTTACTTTAACTAAGTGTCTCAAAGCATCTACTTTTAACTGATCTATAGTAAACTTGTTAGTAGGCTTTCCGTCAACTTGTATAGGCTTAAGAGAGTTTTGTACAAACCTATGTTGTACTTTGTTAATTACCCAGTCTATTTCTTCTGAATAGTACTTTCGAGTAGAGTTAGCAGCTACTTGTTGGAGAGACTGGTTAATCTCAATATGCATTTCTTGAACGTTCATAAAACAAAAGTTTCCACAAAGTTACAAAATTTTATAACCTGTGGAAACTAATTATTTAAGAACAATTCTAAGCGTCTATTTTGTTCTTAGTTTTTTCTTGATGTCTAGCTTTTAAAACAGTAATAGTGTCTGAGTTTTCTTCATCTTTAAAGAAGAAAATCATTTCTTTCTCATCGTTAGCTAACACTTTATCTGTCTCAGCATCTACATACTTACCAGAGTACACTTTAAGTACACCTGAAGTAACTAATGCTTTTAACCAATAGCTTGTTTCAAATTCTGTATTTTCTTTCATGTCTAAGAATTTTTTAGGATTCTTAAGAGCAAAGTCTTTCAACATTTCTTTTGCATCTCCTGCATCATCTGGTATTTTAGCAGGTAATACATTTAACAACAATAAAGCTTGCTTAACTTTCAATGGTTCTTTTTCCAATTCTAAGTACGCTTGTAAAGCATTATCACTTTCTTCTAATTGAGACTTACGTTTTCCTGAAACCTCAATACTATCAAAGATATAAAACTTTTTAAGTGAGTTACCAACCATCTCTTCTTTAGACTTAGCAACACTTGGATGTTCTATAATCTGTCTGTATCTTAAATAGTCAGAAACTTTTAAAGGAAGGTTAGTGTTTGTAATTTCTAATTTGTTAGACTCACTTAAACCAATTTCAAGAGTTACACCATTTTTATAAGATACTTGTGTATCCATAATTGCGTAGAAATCGTTTCTCTTTTTTAAAAACTCTCTATCGTCTGCAGTTACTTCAAGTACTAATGGAAGTAATATTCGCTCTTCAGCAAACGATAAACCTGATGCAATTCTTGTAGAGCCTTTACCTTCAAAGTAAGACCCTATTGACATCTTAGTCATTTCAAAATAATCCTTAACTGCTTCACCTTGTGTCTCAGTTAAAAAAGTACCAGCTCTCCAAATAGTAATTTCGTGGCTGTTTTTATGTTTTGCTTTATTCATTTGATACTGTTTATTTCACAAATGTAGTACAAGTTTTCTAACAAACAAAAAAGCCCTAGAAAAATCTAGAGCTTTTAAGCTAAAATTAAAAAAAAAATAGTAACCTTACGGCTTCTTAAGTGTATATCTACTTCTAATAGTAACTAAGTTAGAAGCATTGTTCCCACCTGTTCCTGAAGCACCACTAAAATAACGTACTCTGTAATAATTGAAATAACTTTGAGGAAATACCCAATGTTTTACGTAAGTTGTAGAAGTTGTAGAGTTAGCGAATGCGATAGTATCCATTGTTGATACATTGCTGTACGGGAATGTTTCAGTACTCTTCCATTGTTTCCATCTTGTACCATCTGTAGAAACCCACAAAGAAGCACCTCCTGTCAAAGTATCAGCTGTTACATACGCACTAACTGTAATCATGTAAGATTGAGGAACAAAAATTGGTTTTGAAAAATACGATGCACCTGCTGAAACTTGAGGTGTAAAGGTTGTGTAAGTACTATCTGCAGAGTACTCTTGAGCCGACGTGTGAGTCGTTGATAAGCAGAAACCGATTACGGCGAATAAGAAAAATAGTTTTTTCATTTTGTGTTTATTTTATTTTAAAAAGTAAAAGTAAAAGGGAAGGTAACCCAACCCTTTTACAAGTTATATAATTAAAGACCTAATTCACAAGTTAAATCGAAACAACGGTTTGCACGCAAGATTTGGATACCTGCAGATTTAAAACGTGTGTATGCTGATTTATCTTGATCTGTACTTAAAAGTTTAGAACCTTCGTTTGTACCACCACCAGTTAAGATACTTACTGATTTAGGCATTGGAGTTAAACCTTTGATTACACCGTCCATGTAAGCACGGCCCTTTTGAGCAACATGCGTAATGTTTGGAGTTCCATCAACGTCTGAGTCATCCAAGAATACCATACGGTAAGACTCTAAAGGTAAACCTGATTCAGGGTGTTTAGGAGAACCTAAAGCAACACGACCAGTGTCAAAGATTGGGTTTTTCTTCACTTTGATAGTGTAACCATCAATGTGGTAGAATTGGTCAAAGAAACCACCTAAAGCTAAATTGTATCCAGTACCTGTTACAAATTTAGAAGCGATGTCTCCTGCTCCGAATGGTCCAAGTAAAGTAGCACCTGCTTCTTTCATACAACGATCGAATTCACGGAAACCACCAGTACCAGTCATAAGAGTTAAACTCATATTACCGCTATCTGTTTGACCAAACAATGCATCACCAATTTTAGTTGATAAAGAATTGTAAGTTAATTTAGAGTAAGTTGATTTGTTACCAATTTGCTCTAATACACCTGCTCCGATTGGAATGTCTTTACCTGTAAGTAAATCTTTCAATGGAATAGTACCATCAGACAATCTGTTGTAACGAGAGTACCAATAGAAGTGCTCACAATCTTCTAACCATTGTTTTTCAAACTGCCACATAAAGTAGTCCATCCAAACGTTAGTTTTACCTTTGTCTGTTTCTACTTCAATGTTCATGAACTTGTTAGCAGAGTTACCTGCCCAGCTCATACCTGTACGCATGAAAGAAATTTGGTTTTTGAATTTACCTGGCATAACCATGTTAGATTCAGTAGTACGTGATTCTGATTCAGCAACACCTGTGTGTAATACTGTCCAGTTTACGTTCTCTGCTAATTGGTCAACAGGGCAATAGTCAGAACCTGTAGCTGCTGACAATTGTACTTTGTATCTGAAACCTCCAGATGGAACTGGTTTAGGATCTTCAAGTACATAAGCTTGGATACCTCTTTCAGATTGGATTACGTAAAAACGTTTAATCCAATTGTCACCGAAAGTGATGTAGAAGTGGGAATTACCAATACCCGGTTTGTCTCCTGAACTGTACTGTGTAGCATATACAGGATTGGTTTTGTTCATACGGCCCATTACAGGGTATGTAAATTGCACATCGTCGATTTCATGTGCTGTGTTAGTATTACCGAAGCCAACACCACCAACTGTCATCATAGATAAAGGATAACTGTTAGTTTCCTTTCCTAAAATGTAAGTCAATTTTTTTGTCAACTCTGACGGCATACCTTGTCTGTGCGAATAGAAGTTTGTTTCATCAAGCATACTCTTTGAATCAAAGATTTGCTCTTGAACTCTAAACTTCATTGCTGGCATCGGATTGTTCATTGTAAAAATGTTTTAGTTTTAAATTAAATATCGCCCAAAGTTAAATTCTTTTTTGAACTTCCAATACCTTCGGACCCAGCTTTTGTTCTAGAATCTTTTTCCATGTTAAGCCTTAATCTCTGTACTGCTTTGTTCTTAGCTTGACGTTCAACAAGACTGTTAATATCTCCTTTAACGTACTGAAGATATAAAGCCTCTAAAGTATTTTTAATACTTTCTTTTTTGATTGGTTGAACTAAATAGTAATCACCATTGTCTTGTCTAATGTTGTCATAAACAAAATTAGTAAAGTCATTAACTTTAGCTTGCGGTATTACAAAGTTCATTTCTTTAGTAATGCCTTCTTGTACGGTTTGTACTAATGCTCTTTCATTTTCTTTTTGACGTCTTAAGTTTTCTGAATTAATTTGTTCAGCTTCTGCTATTTGTCTCTTTTGAGCTTCTTCGTATTGGTCAAAGATTTTAATAGCTTCATCAGAAAGTACATTGTCTTTTAAGTACATGTCAACGGTAGCTTGTGCTACTGTAGGAGGTACTCCTTTTAATACTAAACTGTTCTTTACAGTCTCAGCTTGTATGTCTAAGTTGTTTATAAATTCTGTTCTTGTTGGTAACGTAGGAGACTTTTGTTCAAAAAAATCTTCTTCTGTTCCACCATTCTGCAAGTGCAAGAAGAAAGCGTAGGCTCTTGGGTGAGTCTCTTTTAAATGATTGTCATAATTGTCTACAGCTGAGCTTGCTAAAGTTTGTTCTCTTAAAGCAACTCCTTCTGGCGACAAAGGGTCCACTCCTGCAGGGTACTCAATCTCAAGTTCTATTCCTGTAATGTTTTCTACTGCTTTCCAGAAATCACTAGAGTCTTCTACAAAATCATCTTCTGCGTCATCAGTAACTTCTTCATTAGTTGCAGTCTCTTCTTTTTTAGTAGGTACTCCATCAGCATTAAGCTCATAGTTTTCCAAAAGATTTCCTTTCTCATCTAAACCTTCTACAGGTGTTACTGGGTCCGGAGTTGCAGGTTCTGCAGGAGTTTCGTTACTAGGTGGCGGAGTTGGCGGAGTATAGTTTGGATCTGTTAAATCACTTAATGTAGGTACACCTCCTGTACCGCTTGGGTTAGGTTCTCTTAATAATCTTCGATTAATAAACATGTTTAAAATTTTTGTTATGACAAAAGTAGCACAACAATTTGATTAAACTTACTTTTTACTTACTGTTTTCTTCTTTGCAATCCTTTCTTTAGATGCAATCTCTTCACGTTTTAGTTTATTAGCTTCTAATTCTGACTTAAGTTTATCCCTTCTGTCTTGATTTTTAGACTTAACTTCTTCGTATAATTTCTCTCTTTCAAGATTATGTTTCTGTACTTCTAAAGCATCTGGTACACCATTAGCATTACTATCTCCGTCTTTAAAAGAGAATGTGTTAAACTCTCCGTTAATGTAAGCTAACTCTACTTTTCTGTCGTACTCTTCGTTCATGAAATCTTTCTTAAGTAAATTGTCATACTCTTTGTGACGCATTTGAATTTCTTGTAAACTTTTTTCATGCTCTTGTTCTGACTGTGCATTAGCCTGTGCTGCTTGCGCCTCTATTTCTTCTAAATTCTTAAGTTTCATTTCCATCTCTGCGACATTCTGAGATCTAAGTATAGAAAACAATGTAGATGCTTTGGTTCCGTTCTGAGCAAGAGGTTGTATCAATCCTTCTAACTTGTTCTTTGTAATAAGTGCTTCTGAAGAAGATTCTACAAAAACTCCTAGGTCTGCATTACAATACTCTACTGGGTCTATGTCAATTAGTTCGTTTGTAACTTCTGAATCATTCCATAGTTTCTTTACACCATCAATTGCTAAGAATTTAGAAAGGTCTAAAAATCCTTGTAACTCTCTTTCAGTAAACTCTTCAAACATGTTGAAAATCATATCTGTGATGACAGTACTTTGGAAAGTGGCTCTCTCATTTACACCTACTAAATCTGATGCATAGGTTTGTCCTTTTCTTTGTCTGTTAATACCTATAAGGTCATCCCACTCTTGTTTAAAGTGTTGTTGTAAATCAATCAATTGTTTGATAGAATCAAATAAAGTTAGGTCAAGTACTTGGTACTGGTTGTATGACTTGTCAACTCCTAATTGGTTTCTGTTAATTAAACCATATCCTAAAGCTTCAGCATAGTAGAAAAACTTTTCTTCATTCCAACCGTCGCTTTTAGGTATAACGTTTTGGTCTAATAAAACTATCTTACCTTTTGACTTTGCAATAGTACGCTCTAAAGCATACGTTACAATAATGTACATAATCTGAGACGGCATACCAATCTCCATTAAAGAAATGTTTTGTGAGTGCATGTCAGAATACTTTCTACCGTTGTAAGGTAATTTAGTTTTCGACATATTGTTCATAACATTTCTTTGGAAAGGGAACGGTCTCAATCTTACATAAAGGTCAGATGTAAGTTTTGTAGCTTCGTAAATTTCATTTACCCACTTCCATTCTATAATCTCATTCTCTTTATCTACTACGTAGTTTTCATCTACTTCTAATTCTTCTACCTCTCCGGTATCTGGGTTTATTCTAGTAAGTAATCCTGTTTTCTTTTTACCTTTCCAAACCACGTGAAACACTTTAAGTTTGTTTCCTTTGTTAATATCAGCAGAACTTGAAAGGTGGTCGTATAAATGCGTAGGAGATTGGAAAATAGCTGTAGTTTCTAACATGTGTACATTTTCCTTAGTCAACTCTTCATAGTACATATCTACAACATCAGACACTGTTAAGTACTCATGATATACGCACCATTCTCCATCTTCGATAAAGTCTTCCTCAGGTGATTTGTCATAGTCTAACATAAGAGGAGAAATAGCTTTATACTTTAAAGAGCCAAACTCAATAGTTTTAAAACTACAAGTCTCTCCTGCTATTAGCCAATGTTTAAAACATTTGTTTAGTGTTTGTTTTACAAAGGAAGTTTTCATTTCTCTACGGATAGCTTTCTGTCCTTTTATAGCTAACTTATCTTTGTAAGAAGCGTGAAATGTTTCTTTAACTTTTTCTGGTAACTCAAGATTATCTAATCTTTCTTGAATTTGTTGCATAGCTTCTTCGCTTGCAGGTTCGCCCTCAGGAGTCATTAATCCTTCGGCCATTAATTGTTGCTTTACTTTTAATTCAAAGTGTGCGGTTAAGTTCTTTTCTAAAGTTGCATTTAATTCATTTTGAAACTCAGAAAAAGCATCATCTGACAAGTTATTTACTTGATAAATAAATGGACGTCTAGGATACTCAGCCATTAAAAGGTCAAGGTTAGTTCTTAGAAAGTTAACCGGTCTAATCTTTGCAGGGAATGCTTTATGTGCAGGATTCTTTGCTGACAATGGGTCCGTGTGAGACTTAAACCAACTTGCTGGAAACTTTGAATTGTACACATCATAAAGTACTCTAACATCTCTGTCTCCAAATCTAGAAGCGGTTGTAGCCCCAAACCTAGAAGTAGAAATAAAGAAATTTGCTGACTGTTTAAACCATTCTTTTTCTTTTGCAATTTTCTCTTTCCAAGAAATTACTTGAAGCGGTTTACCTGTTGTACCAACAAGATTGTCATTATTTTGTGCACTTGCCATTGTATTAAATTTTCACAAATATACAAACGTTTAAGCTAATATAAAGAAGTTGTCTCGCCGTTATCTTCAGAAGCGTTACTAGAAAACAAACTTCTTTCAAAAAAATCTGACTGAATACTTACTCTGTTGATCTGTTTTACAATGTTTTCTTTTAGCATAAACATTCCTATAATCATAGAAGATATACGGTCAGAGTTTTTTATACCTCCTCGTTTCATCTCTTCTAAAAGTCCTATTTTGTAAATCTTGTGAACGTTATAAATTGGTGTACCATCTTGGTTAACTCCTCTTTGTAACATGTGCCAATCTTCTAGATAAGTCATACCTAGTTTCTTTCTATCTGTACTCATATTCATTAAGTACGATTTGTTCTTTTGGTTTGATGCAATTTCTTTATTGTGCATCATGTCGGGTTCAAACTCTACCTTGTGTAGTAGTCTTCTTGCTTTTGCATAATCTACAACAGCTTGTCCTCCACCTGAAATCTCCCCTTGTACAGTACAGTTGTATAGTGCTGCTAGGTTAAATAAAGTTTCATGACAACTTCTAAGAGACTTAGGTCTTCCTGTGTACCATGCTACAGGTAATCCTACCATTGCGTTATCATACGGGTTGTCTTGTTTTAAAACAGTAATGTCAAACAAAGAAGTAAGGTCGTCGGCTCCGTCTTTGTAATAAGCATCAAAAACTATTTGGTACATTCCAGGGGGTACATGTCCATTTTGGTCTTTGTATGCCCTCTCACAAATTGTGACACAGCCTTCTAAGTTATCACCTGATTTGTGTGGGTATTGGTCTACAGGAGTTGCATTAGGATTCATAACAAACTCTACTCCGTTTATAGCTTCAGAAGAATCTGATGAAATTACATTACCATGTCTAAGTAATGCTTGTATTGCAGAACTACTTTGGATACGTTTAATTTGTGCAGTAATCTCTCCTACATTAAATCCATTGTTAGTAAGTCGTTGAAATAATTCAGAAGGTTTTCTAGGATACTCGGCTTTCCTTGCATCAAGTACTTTTGGATCTTTAGACTTAGATTTTTTATCTCTTTCTATATCGTCTGAGGCAATAGCTTCTTTCATTAAGATGTTACCATCTTTGTCAGTGTATTTAAAGTTTCCTCTCCAACAAGGTACAAAGTAACCTACTTCAGAAGATGAGCCATTCTCTTCCCAAATGTTAGGAAAAGCTAGCATATCCCAAGCGTGTGGGTCCGTAAACATTTCTTCTAAAGCTTCAATCTCTGGACCTTCTTCTCCACCAGTACCAAACACAGACATCTGTCCAACATACATGTCTCCATCTCTAAGAGAACCAAGTGCAATCTCAACAGCTTGCTTACCATTCTTAAAAGATCCAAACTCCTCAAAAGTAATCTTACGTCCACGTTTACCCCTAGTCTTATTTGGGTTGTCTACTGTCTGTCCAATAATCTCAGACTTAAACCCACGTTCAGTACCAAAGCCATCTATGAAAGAAGACCTGTAGTGTAAAGGTTCACTTTTCTTTTGTCTATTCTTTTTCCAGTACGATGAATGTAGGTTTATAAAGTCTAACCCTTCTACTACTTTGTTTAGAATTCCATCAGACGTTAAGTAAGTTTCTCTTGCAGCAAAGTAGTAAGACTTAGACCCCGGTATAAAGTTATAGTTGTAGATTCCGTCAGCCGCTTCCATGTATGAGAAACCAGCTCCACGAGTTTTAGCACAACAGATATGTTTACCGCCGGGAGAATCTATTCCCATAAAACTACCACCATTCCATGCAATGTGTTTAAACATCCACCACTCATACTGCATTTCGTTAAACCTTGGAAAGTCCATTATCTTTTCAGCAGTACGTTTAGATGCTTTACCACTTAATGTAGAGTCTAAAGCACTTAATGCTACTTTGTCGTCTACTTTATACATTGGAAAGAAGTTTAGATAGAAGTAATATCTACCTGGAATCCAGGTATCTCCAACACTATACCCTTCTTTACAACGTTTTGCTTGTAACTCCCAATATTCAAAGTATTCTCTAGACCCTCTAGGGGCTTTAGTATAAACTCCGCCATTTTTTCTAAAGTCATTAGCTGCTTCAGAGAAGTGTATAGTATTTACTAAATTGTGCCACATACTTACGGTTTAGTATTTAGTACTGAGTCTAGTGATGTCCACTCTGTAGGTTTTTGCATAGGGTTACCTGATTCTTCCCAATCATTTTGAGAAGTACCACTACCATTCCCAATGTTAGCTATAGCAATTTCTTCATCACCCATTTCAGCTTGTCCTCTAATACCTACATTCTTTTGTAACTCCATTAATACAAAGTTTTCTAACTTAGCCAACTCTTGGTAAGCTTTATGTAGTTTAGCAATATTGTCTGTAAACTGATTAGGATTATAAAGAAGTTTTCCCTGTTTATCTGTTGCACTAAAGTCTACTGTCTCAAAGTACTCATCCATTGAGTTGAGTGCTACCTGAGCAGCTCTAAAAGATTTAAGAGGTCTACACGCTTTATATTGTAAAGTAGTGTAATAAGCTAAGGCATCCTTAAGTTTAGGTGACTTAACGTCCTCAACTGTTAGGCCTGTGTATCTTCTAGCTTCTTCAGCTTTTTCTTCTTTTATCCAGTCCCTAATAGGAGAGGTAAAGTCTAGCATAAAGTATATGTACGTTAAGTACTTAACACCCTTAGGGTTTGAGTATCTAACTTTACCCGCAGAGTCTTTAAACAGTTCTTTAAACTCAGGTATCTGAGCAATCCACACTTGGTTAATTTTAACTTCCGATCTTTCGTCTAATTCTAGTAATTTCATTAAATTAGTTTAGGTGTAACATTCTTATCTGCTAAGTACTGTAGTTGTTTTTCTTTTACTTTAAACTTTCCAAAATTAGGTAACATTATAGTTTCCATACCTCCATCTTTAATAACCTTAGTCATGAACTCACAAGTAACTGATAGTATCTCTTCAACTTGCTGAGGAGATACAATCTTAATTTCTTTAGAAACTTCATTGTACAATCTTTGGTTACACGATGGTTGGTCTCCTTTAAGTGGCATTTTTACTTAGCTTAATTTAGAAATGAATTCAAGCACTTCTGCTTCAGTTCCTTCACAGTATGCATTCTGTCCGTATACACCATTGTGGAATTTACAAATACTAATGATAGACTGTCTAGATTGTTTAGTAATAGGAGAACTGTTGTGTGCTTTTAAAAAAGTAATCTTATCATTCTCAATTGTTATCTCTACTTGACAGTTAGGAAATGTTAAACCCTCTAATAAAGGTTTTGGAGTACTTTCAACAGGTGCATTTGATTTTGCTTCTGCAGATTTTTTAGGAGCTTTAATTGCTTTCTTTTTTAAGATTTTTATATTCATGTTCAAAGTTTAATTACACAAAGTTATACTGCTTTTGTCATACTTAAAAAAATTTTTATATAAGTAATACGTTTAAGCCTTTTGTGAACTGCTACAAACTTTAAATTATGCCCCCTCCCTTAGCTTATTAATCTTTTCTTAGACCCTAGAAAGTTGTAGATGTCTTCTGTTAAAATAGCACATAACCATGCTTGGCTTTCTTCATCCTTTATCTCTCTGTCAACAGTTATCTTGTTTGTTAGATGAAAGATTTCATGAGCCAAAGTATTGTGTGTTAAGTACAAATCATTGATAAGTATGTAGTACTCACTTAAGTCAAAGTAGAAAACAATACCTTCTACTTCAAAGTCAATACTGAAATCTTGATTATGTTTTTTAGCAATCTTAGCAATGTCTTTGTTGATGTTACTAGAAAGTATGAAGTTTACTTTGCAGTTATATATGGGTAGTTTAATTATTTTTTTCATACATTTTAATTAAGATAGGTAAGTTTCCATTTAATACAACACCACAAGCAATCTGAGGTTCTGTGTAGTTCTTAGCATAAGCCATAGCATAAGAGTCTTTATCAACTCCACAACCGACTTGCATACCGAACACATTGTTTACATACTCTATATAACACTTAGTGTGAGTATGGCCGGCTACAACAGAACGGAATTGTTCCTTTGCTTTCTTAAACGCTGTACCACCTTCTCCATGTACGTATATAACGTCGTCAATTATTGTGTCTGTTACAAAGTTCCAGCCTGGTACTTCAAGTACATCTCCGTATGCTCTAATCCATCTAGCTGATATTCCACCTGCAAAACATTTTCTTACTACAATTCTATCGTGGTTTCCTAGTATAACGGTAGCTTTAGGAAAAGCTTTGTACCACTTTCTAAGTTTCTTGATAGAAGTATTGAGCTCATCCAGTGCGCTCAAACCATCGGGATCCGTGCTATGAAATGAGCTATAATGTGAGTCCACTATGTCTCCGATGAAAACTACCTTGTTGCATTTGAAATCTTTGTATTGAGCTTTACAATGTTCCAAGTATCCGGTTTTACAGAACGGTTCGTGTATATCTCCTATGACTAAAACTCTGTTCATAATTTTTAGAATTAGATGCAAGTTACAACTTTTAACCAAATGTGTAATTGTAGAGAAAAACTTTTAGATTAAATTTTTAATAAATACTTAAGGTTTTAGTCCTTAGGATTTTTAAAAAATTTTTTTTGTTTTAAAAAATTGATGTTCGTCGTGGTTGGGGAGGACCACCTTGGTAGGAGACCCCGTTCTAAGTTTTGGCGTGGAAGTAGCCTCCAGACAAAGTTTGGAGTGTTAGGTTTCACAGCTGTAATATAACAGAGGTTACAAATTATCCTCTCTGTTCCTCAGGTTGACGTTCTTCACGAAAGAAAGTCTTGAGTTAGCCTGTTGTAATAACATACAAGACTTCCCATATTCTATGTCACAGACAAAGATTTCAATCTCGAATGCACAAGACATTCCAGCATTAGTTGTTGCTATTAAAGACCGTTTTGCGTCTTATAAAGCACCATCAGTACCATTTAAAAACGGTCAAATGCTGGAATGCGCAGTGTATGCCACAGCCAAGACGCAAGCTTTTGAAGCTGGTAACTCAGGCTCTGAAGTGTATCGTTTAAGAACCAATTGGTGTTTAAATGGTACAGCCTTTAAAGCAGCTGTTGTTGCTTTATTGGCAAAACAATCAACATTGACTGTTGATGAAATGCGTGACGAATGGTATGACTTAGTGTCAATCCACACTGTTAACGCACAAATTTGGGATAACAATCCTGATTTGACAAAGTTGTTGAACTACGGTAGTGCATCTAACAATGCTGCTGTAGGTATCTTGAGCTTAGAAGAGTTCACAACAAAGGACGGCGTTGACGTAAGCACATTCAGATTGAATCGTGTTTCTTACAACGGTGTTGCTGTTGATGAGGGCGTTTCTATGTCTTTGGAAGATACAGTTGCTGCTCCAGCTCCTATAGCTGCTGCTCCACTTCCAACTCCTGTCCCAGTTCCTGCAGGTGCTCCAGCTCCAGGTCTTGACCCAAACCACATGTGTAAGAACGGATATACCGTTGCTGCATTAAGAGGTGCAGGTTGGTCTGACGAGCAATTAGCTTCTGTAATGTAAGGTAGCTGAACTGTATAACAGTTTGTAGTCAGTGCTATCCTTTCGGGACGTTTCCCTCACAACAGCTTGACTGTCGATGGTTTATGACCAAGTGAGGGAACTTAACCCTGCTCAGAGGTTATCTGAGTACTCTATGACATGGTTAGTTTATGTATTTTGCCCAACTTTGTGGGCACACGAAATGAGAGGCTTTCTGCTCTCGCTGTTTGTTTCACCCTTGACTTGCTTATCGTAGCTTGTTGCCTAAATCCTGTAATGTAATATGAAAGTAGTTATCATTGCAGGCTCGGTTGTGGTGTTCAGCTCGGTCTCGGACTTGACAGAGCAGTTAGCTCGCTAGACTCTTGACTTGGTCTTCCCATTGGGAGGGCCTTGTCGCTTGTCTGCGCTAGCCTGCTACTCGTGTCAGGACCGCTACTCGTAGCCTAATCTTCGGTGTAACTTTCCATCCTAGCTTTCTTCAGGCTTGGAAACTTCTCCTCAATCAGATCTCTCTTGATTCTGTCGGCGATGAGAGTCTCTGTTCCAGAGTACAAGATAGCTTCTGGGTAGTGGGACAGCCTGTTACCCTTGAAGAAGAGATACGGATTGATCCAGTACATGTTCCTCTTTCCAGTACGTCTTATGAAGTCCAGGCTAGACAAACGGTCTATGGTGTCATAAAGCGTACTACGGGGAATGGTCAGCTTATCTGAGACTTTGTCAATCTGAAGCTGTATCTGGTCCTTGTCTACAGCTAGTCGCTCCATGATGTAAATCAGGAGGTCTCTAGCATTGTGGTTTCCGGACAAAAGATCGTATGCATCAAGAAATTGTCTGGGGTACACAGAGATTCTGTTAGTGGAATCTACGAAATCCCAGCCACCACCGGAGCTTCTTCTAGTTCTGACTAGCTTACAGTCAATTGAATCCAGACGAATGAAGGGATTTAGCTCTTTTTTGTCTACTCGATTAGTACTCATAAGGGCAAAGATAAGACAAACTTGTCCGAAACAGCCGGATTTATCCGAAATGTTATACACAATCGTCGGACGAAAAGTGCCAAAAGTGGGCAGGTAATATGTTTTTACTTACTGTCTCCAACTAGTATGGTCGGACAAACTAAACAGAAAGTACTCAGATTGTCTAGTCCGTCTCAGCTGGACAGAGCACCTCCATCCCTCTCTCATCCGTCCACTTTCAACCATCTTTTTTACCTCTTTTTCTCTCTTCCTCCTTTCATGTACAAATCTGTTCTGTTCTTTCCACATTACAGCCTTTCCCTAACTCCATACTTTCTCAGCCTTCAACCCTCTTCTACACACACTATCCTACACACCTTACACACTTTCATACACACTCAACCTTTCTAACCTCATTTTCACACTCTCCAAGGCTCCAACTAACACCTATTTCGCTGTTAGTCTGTTCTGCTTTGTCCTCATATATCAATACTACCTGTAGGTTTGGGAAACTCATATACCCTTTTGTTTACTACAAGTAGCTCTCAAGACTAACAACCTTGAGAGGTTTAATGCATCATAACTCACTTCCAAAGGGTGAGCAGTCTAAGTACACAATGGTTCGAGAAAAAAGGATAGCAACCTTTACCTCTTACTTAGACTGAATGCAGATGGAACTTTTTTTCACTTTAAACAAACACACACTTAAACAGAGCACACTGTATAAAAGCACTTAAAACTATGACATTATCAAAACGTATCAACGAAGCGGAACCATTCCCAGTATTAACATCTGCACTTATAGTGTTAATATTCATCCTTGCATTCATCTACAAACCACAAGTGGGAGAGAAAAACCCTATTGTAGTTTACACTTACTCTGACATTTACTATCTTACACCAGATAGTTTGACCTCTGAAACAGGTAATGTCTCCTACCACGGCACTCCACAAGCTATGAGAGATTCTTTAGAAGTTTTAACTTCTAGAGATGTACAAAGATTTGGAGCTCATTATTGCACTGATTCTACACACAACAGCTGTGATTCTACTTGTTTTTGTGACGGATTTAATTGTGAACAATCTGAATACGAATTAGGAGAATGCAACCAATAACTTTTTTCTTAGATTTTGATGGTACTATGGTCGAACATCTCTATCCTTTAGTGGGTAGAGTTGTTCCTCATAGTGTCAGAGTAGTACGACGACTACAAGATGCTGGGCATATCGTTATCCTAAACACTTACAGAGCTGATTGCAGAAACGGTACACTAGAAGACGCTACAAAGTGGCTAGAAAATACTTGGAAAGTAGGTAAAGATGACTTAAAACCAATCTCTATTCTTTCTTCTAAAGTAAAGCCATACTCTTTCACCATTAATGGTAATCTTCAAATACATCATGACTTAACTGTCGGAGGTATCATTTACTTAGACGACCAAGCCGAAGGAACACCGCTACTAAATGCTTACAAAAGCATGGTTGACATGGTAGACTGGCTAGAAGTTGAGAAGATACTTGAAGAGAACCACTTATTTGAACCAACTGATTCTACTAAACTTTCTAAAACTCTAGACAATGAGTAATGTAACAAGCAATTGGATACCTACACTTATAGGTAAATACCAACAGACACTACAAGTTCTTTCAGACAAAGACTTCACAAGACTAGAAGCTGTTGAGTATTTAAAATCACTCAACTTAGACTCAGGAGTTTGCAAGTACTTAGAGAAAGAAGGATTGGTGCATGAAGCTAAAGTTGAATGTATTACTGTTGAAGGAAACACAAAATCCTCTTTAGTTTACATGCAACTACAAGACTACATGCAGAAGTATTGTCAAAAACCTTACTTCACAGTACTACCTTCTCTTTGCTACTCCACAGAACAAGTAAAAACTTCAATCAAAACCAGGTTACAGCATCTACACAAGATGGCTGAACTGTACAAACAAGCTTAAAAGATGAAAACATACGTATACGAATTACAAGGTAACTTAACTGTAACCGCTACAAACTTCCCAATTACATGGGAGAATGAAAGCTTAGTAATACTACAAAGTTCTGAAGTACATGTTATCAAAAACGGTGTAACTCATAAAGTAATTGACAACCATTTGTACTTTAGCTCAGATTCTATAATACTAAACTACTGTATTGAGGAAAAAGTGACTGTTGAACCTACTAAAGGTAAGGTTACTACACCTCTTACAATTGTATCTATAGAAAAACCCGAGCTAAAAGCAACTAGTTATGTACTAAATGACCAGAGATTACCAGAAAACAACGGAAATTGGTCCCATATTGGCAATAATCCTAATGAAATCTTTGAGTTTGGACAGCATAAAGGTAGAAAATTCAATGAAGCTGAGTTTCTAAAAAGTACTTCAACAGATGTGGCTTACTACTGCGGTATAAAACTGTTAAATAACGTTTATAGAAAAATACATGGGTTATCTCATTTGTCTGAAGCTGAGCTTATAGAAATTAAAGCAAGACTTGAACAAAAAAGAATTCCTATTAAACTTTCTCCACAGTATGAAACAGGTAAGTTTCCTCTTAAAGAGCCGATAAAAGCATTTAGTTTGTTTTAAAGTGGCACTATCCCTAAAGGCAAGTTGTAGATTTACAAAGCTGTTCAATTCAGTAAAGGGAGCAAAGATCTGTCATAGGGTCAACCAGCAATTAGAGTATTGAAAGATACTTAAAGTTGCTGGTTATTTTTTTTTACTGCTAAATTTGCTAAAATAAACAGAGAATTATAAAACAGTCAACTTTAATGTGTTATATAAAACACAAAAAAAACTAAAATGTGTATTATATGACAAGTCAGGTGGCGTAAGTGGGAATGAATACCACAAAGGTAACGTGTTCATTAAATTGAATAGATACGGGTTCGAGTCCCGTCCTGACTACTAACTTTAAAAACAAACAAAATGCCAGCAAAAATCAAATTATCAGAAGAACAGGTAGAAGCCATAAAAAACAACTATGGTTTAATGGCCAACACAGAATTAGCTAAGCTAATTAACAGTAGTGTTCACACAGTAAGCAAGTACGTACAATTGTTAAACATTGAACAGCATGAAAATCCAAGAAAGCTGCACAATTTTAATGATGGTAACGGCTTTTTTGATGTAGACAAGTACAGAAAAGTAGTATTTTAAAACAAAATTAAAAAGAATGAAAAAACTAATTACAGTCTTGCTGACTATAACAGCTTTTGCTAGTTGCAGTAAAAATGCTACTAAAGATTGCAAATGTGGTATTATTACTGACGATGCAATAGAAAATGTTGATGACTTTACGCTAACCATTAAAAATGATTGCTCAGGTAACAGTAAAAAGTTCTACGTAACTCTGAATACATGGATGGATGGTGTAGTTGGTAACAACTTTTGTATGACTGAAATTTGGTAAGTACAAATTTTGTTGATTAAAAACTAAAAGTATGGTTAAACTACAAAAAACTAAAACTCTTGTAACAAAACCTAATGACAACAGCGCTAATTGTATTGCACCTAATGTTATTTATGGATGTTTTGGTGGCTGTGTTAATACGTACTGTTACATGTCTCGACACAATGGTACTAAAGTGTTTGTAAATACTAATGTAGAAGATGTTTTTAATTCTGTTGTAAAATGGGAAAAGTCTTATACTAAAGTACCTGACCAACAAGATCCTGTGTACACAATGGTAGACATTGCGTGTAACTCTGATTTAGTACTGATGCAAAAGCACATGCCTGAACCTTTGTTAGACTATCTTAAAAGATACGATGACCA